ATTCAGTTGGGTCTTCTTCCTTGAGTTGTGTCCAATCAGTTTTTGCAAGTTCATCTATTTTAGAATCTGCCTGAGTGTTAAATTGTTCAAGTTGTGATAAGTAACGCTGTCTTTCTTGTTGAGTGGCAGCTAATTCTGAATCAGCTTTTTGCCTTTGTTCGGACAATACTTGACTTTTTCTTGTGTAATCAGCTTGTCTACTGTAACCAGCTAAAAGTTCTTCTTGGGTGACTTGCACATCTTTACCATCTACTTTGACAGTGTATGTACTAAGTTCCTCGTTTCCTTCTACTTGGTCTTGGTCTACTAAGTCATCAACAGATAATCCATCAGGATTACTTGCTTCGGCTTCAACTGATTCGGACTCCATGTCCTGTTCAGAAACTTCTTCCGTTGTTTCTGTTTCTACTTGGTCTTCTGTGCTTTGCTCACTTGGAGTGCTCATCATACCTTGTAGTGCTTCCTGAGCCGATTTCACATCTGTAACAGGTGTGCCACCGAACTTAGAATCTTGTGTAGGGATATCATCTTTTGCCATGATTATTTACCTCCCCTTAATTCATTTTCAACTATTTTGCCATTTTCCATTGTATTTACAAGTACATTTTGTGCTGTAAGTACACCACGAAGTGAGAAATATAAAGATTCTCTTTTACCAGATTCTTCCATTTCTGTTCTAATCCATTGTTGAAAAATATCATTTTGGATTACTTCATAAGATTTTATTAATAAAGGATCTTTAAGTAACCTTTCGGCATCTTGCCCTTCTTTAATTTGATTATCTTTGTCTACCATTGTCTTCTCCTATTTGGTTGATTCTATCCACAAGGTCTGTGGTTATAGTTTTTCTCCCAGTAAGATAACCTTGAATATCATTCCTAGGAATAGATGTTTTCAAGCATACCTCGTTTATTGAAAGTCGATATTTCAACATTAGTTGTTGTAATTCTGTTTTTGTTAGTTCTGACTTTATATCAAATTTAGACAAATTATCCCTTCTTCTTCTTTTTGTTTTTAGGAAAACCAGCTTTCATATTTGCATATGCTGTGTCTGTTATAGTAGATTTTTTCTTACTTCTACTTGTACCTGCTTTCTTCCTTTTATTTATGTTTGCGTATAATCCAGTCTTAGCCATCAGTTCTCCTCTTTATTTTTTAGCTAACTTTTTTGCTCTCATTGACAAGTCATTAAAATGAACAACTTGTTTAGAAGTTTTGCCATGTGATTTTCCTGAATGTAGTTGACCATTAGGCATTTTATGAACATTACCTTTAAACTCTTTGCCTGTTTTGAAGTAGTGTTTAGTTCCTTTAGCCATTAACATTTACCCTTTTTCTTTTTCTTTTTCATTGGTTTATTTCCGTACATTATAATAACCTCAATAGTTGTGTAAATTTGTCTGTCATTAAAATAAATATAACTAAAGCTCCCCAGATCGCATATTTGAATCTAAAGACCTCTATCTTAACATCTCTCATATCTGTTTCTATATGTGCTAAATGATTGTTTTTTATATCATTTATATCTTTTTTAATTAATTCTATTTCAAGATTTAGTTCGCTGTTATCTTTCATGCTAGTGGCAACTTCTTTCTTTTAGGATAAGTGTTTAAAGCTATTGCTACAGATTGTTTCTGCGGCTTACCTTCTTTCCTTAACATTTTAATTTTCTTAGAAACTAATTTGTTTCTTTCAATTCTTCCATGACCTGAGTATTTAGGGTATGCCATTAGCTTGGCCCTATTCCTATTGGTCTATTTTGCACAGCTTCTAATGCAAGTTCTTGTTCGTTTAACTCAAGTTGAGATTTCTTAATCATTAACTCTTGTTGTTTAAGAGCAAGGTTAATTGCAGCTTCTTCCTGTTTAAGTTTTAACTCTTGTGCTTTAAGTTGCGTTTCAATTTCTAATTCTTGAGCCTGTAGTTGTAGTTTTTGTAATTCTACTTGTGCTTTTCTTTGCTCTACTTTTTCTTCTAACGTAGGTTCAGGTGGTGGTTTAGGTGGCATCATTTGAGGATTAGATATAAATTGATCTGCATTTTTATATCCTGACTGCGTTATAAATTCGCTTACTGCATTGTATATATTTTGTGGTGTAACCAATGATCCCATTCCACCATTTTGTATTAACCCTTGTATTATCTGCATAATAGAAGCCATTGTTTGAGTCTTAGCTGTTTGGCTACCTGATCCAACCCCAACATTAACTGTGCAATTTAACTTCTCTTTCCACTTAGAAACATCTATTGGAACAAACCTTCCGTTAAGATAAGCTATTTTTTTTCTATCTTCATATCTCTGTACTAAAGCATATATGTTTCTAAACAAATCTTTAATGCCTGTTTCAGCAAACATACGAGCAATTAGCTCAATTCTTTGCATAGAGGACTCAGTTGCTGCTGATATAGCTCCTGAAGTAACATGAGATGTTAATACATCTGGGTTTAATCCTTGTGTCATTTTAGATACACCTGATCTTTCTTCTCTAATGCCATCTAGGTATTGAACCATTTGGAACGCATAAGGTTGTATCTGTGGTGTAGGTAGTGCTGTAACAGCTCCTGGCGCTCTCATTCTAACGATTCCACCTGGTTTAGAGGACAATAGGTCATCTAATTCTACTTGACCGGCAAGAACAGCGTATCTTGCATTGTTAGTTAAATACATATTATCAAGGAGATTTCTCATAATAGTAGATTTAATAAGTTGTATATCTTCCACTGTGTCAGAAATACTCATGCCATGAAACTTATGAGGTATCGGTAATGGGCAGATAGTTGAGAAAGGAATTGAGTCTATTTCTTCGTTATCTAATATTATATTACCACCTTTAGTAATCTTTCTAAGTTCTGCTATGCCATCGCCATCATAATCAATGTGCATATAACATTCTTCTAACCAAACTTTTCTTGATGCGCCTTTGCCCTCATCTTGAGAAGGGTCAGAATCTTCATCATAACTAAATCTAGCTTGTCTTTCTTCGTTATATTCTGCATTGTTTTGCGTGTAAGTAGGTAAATCTTCTACAAGATCCTTGGGATATCCCTCTAAAATTAAATCAGATACTGATTTTTTTACTCTATGACATACAAAACTAGCATCTTCAATAGAAGTAGCCCTTTTTGATACTAAAAATTCTTCTGGTGGAACAGACACAACTCTAACCTGTCCATCTTTTTTAGTCTTTTTAACCTTAACATCGTGTTCTACAACCTTTGGGCTAACTAAATTACCATAATCATCAACTTGCTGCTTCATAACAATTACTTCTGTATGCTCTATTACTTCCAGATCATCATTAGCAAGGATAGATTGGTACTCTATCTCAGTTAAGTTTTCGTAATTCTCGGTTGAAACTTCTTCTTTTTCTTCCCAAAAATGTTTAATAACCCCTGTTTTACTTATAAGAGCATCTTTGAAAGCATCGTATAAGATTTTAAATCCATTGTTTTGTTTGTTAAAAACATAGTTAACATAGTCGGTAGCTTGTTGCGCCATCTCGACATCTTCAGGGCCTTGGGGTTCAAATTCAGCTACATTGTTATGTGTAGTAAAGATACGCATAAGACTCGGCATAATGTATTCAATGGTATCTCGTACATCGGTTGTAACGATTTCTGATCTACCTTCTATCTCATTACCAAAAGGTTCTCCAAGATAATACTTCATAGACTGCTCTCTTTGGGCAGATAGTTCTGTATTAAAGTTTCCTGAAGCAGATTCTATTTCACTGCTTAGATGTGAAACTAATTCATCTTTAGTCATCTTTTTAGCCATTATTTATCCTTATTAAATTTATCTTTAAGTCTTTGCGCTGCTGTTTTTCTAGCTTTATCGTTAGCAACGTTAGCCCTTCTTATTGCCATCTTATCTTTAAAAAATGATTGTTCACCTAAGTCTTTGTTTTTTCTAGGAATAAGGCTTGGTTTTTTTTCTTTTCCGGTTCTAATCCCAGTTCCAAAATGGCTTCCTTTAGACCTTTTTTTAATTTCACCTAAAGCGGCCTTAGTTCCTAATTTTCTAAGTGCCGCTATAGTCATTAAACCTAATAATGGTATTGCCATTATTTTCTAGGTTTTCTTGATAAGCTAGATTTTCTTTGACCTGCCGCCATTCTTTTTTGGTAAGCTCCCATTGCGCCTGTAGCTTTCTTTTCAGTAGTAGAAGATACTTGTTTGTTAAAACGCATAGATCTTTTGACTGCTGGTTTTTTTTTCTTAGTTTGATTACCGTATTCCAAAAATGCTGCGATTGATAATCCAGTTCCTGCTAAGACGTTTCCTAGGTTACCTTTTTTACCACTAAGAGTTTTAGTTTTACCTGTCAAGTTTTTTGGCTTAGTAGCTGCTCTAAAAGCGTTAGCAGCTTTATCTAATAAGGCTTTTCCTGTTTTAGTTTTTACTCCATATTTTGCTAATTGTTTTAATATCATTCCTGCTGCCATAATGTTTTCTCCTGTTATACGACTGCGACATCAGGGCCTAATCTACCCTTACTATCCCATCGTGAGTTTTTAGTTGTTGAATGTCTAAGACTCAATGCAGCATATCTTGTAGCCGACATTAAGTCATCTTTAAGTTTAACCAGTTTTCCATCTTTACGATGATACATACGATACTCCTCAAACCAGTCATAAAGGGTATTAAATAC